AAATATCAAAATTACCTTTACAAGAGCAGATGCTTAGATTGTCAGATGCTTTTGCTGATGTAGAAAGCAGTTCTGAGAAAGTTAGATTAGCATTTAAATTATTTGATAGTGAGGGTGTTGCATTCGTGAACATTCTCAAATTAGGTTCAGATGAATTAAGTAAACTATTTAAAGAAGCAGATGATTTAGGAATATTGTTATCTGGATCAGCAGTTCAAGGTGTTGAAAAAGCTAATGATGCTGTTTTAAAATTAAGTAAATTATTTAAAGGTATAACAGATCAAACTGTAGCAGCTTTAGCTCCTGCATTAGAATATTTAGCTACTATTTTAAAAGATGAAATATTAGAAAGCATAAAGGGTTCTAATGAAAATGTTAGTGCTTTTGGTAGGACTTTAGCAGGTGAATTTTTACAATCATTAAAAAATGTCGTTGTAGCTTTGCAAGGTTTTTTGAATGGAATGGTAAAAGTTATAAATGCTATTATGACTTTTTCACCTTTTACAAGAGATATCTTTAAAAACTTTGACCAATTAAAAGAAATAAATATTGATTTTACTAAAATGGATGAACTCATTAGGAGAGTGGGAACTAGACAAAAAGAAGTTAAAATTGAAACAGATAATGCAAATAAATCATTTTCCACAATGCAACAAATATTTAATGGATTAAAAGGTGGATTAGATAAATATACTCAAGGAATTAAAACATTAGATCTTTCATTAGCTGATATAACTAATAAAGGATTAAAATCTTTTGAAGATAGTTTACTAAGTATATTTGATAAAACCAAAACTGTAAAAGAAGCCTTTAGCGATATGGCTAGATCAATTATATCTGATTTAATTAGAATGGCTATTCAACAACAGATTACTAAGCCTTTATTCGGTGCATTAAGTGGGATGTTTGGTGGAGCTAGTACATCTGCTCCAATAACCGGGAAAGCTATAGGTGGCTCTGTACAAGCCAACAAACCCTATATGGTAGGTGAAAGAGGTGCAGAGTTATTTGTTCCTAGTAGAAGTGGATCAGTAGTACCTAACAATCAATTATCTAGCGGTGGTGGTGTTACAATCAATCAAACCATTAATGTGACTACAGGTGTTCAGCAAACAGTTAGAACAGAGATTGCTAACCTAATGCCTAGAATAGCACAAGCATCTAAACAAGCAGTCCTAGAAAGCCGTCAGAGGGGTGGTTCATTCGCAACTGCATTTGGTGGTTAATAATGGCTATATCTTATCCACTAGTAACACCTACTAATAAAACAATTCAACAAGTGGCATTTTTTGCTAGAAATACAGTTGCAATATCTCAATCACCTTTCACCTATTCGCAACAAGTACATAAATGGACAGGTCAAAGATGGGAAGCTGATATTACACTTCCACCTATGAAAAGGGCAGATGCTGAAGAATGGATATCTTTTTTAGTTAGTTTAAAGGGTTCATATGGAACATTTTTATTAGGTGATCCATCTGCTGTAACACCTAGAGGAACTGCATCAAGCTCTCCCGGCACACCTGTAGTAAATGGTGCTAGTCAAACAGGAGATCAGTTGGTTATTGATGGTGCAACAGTAAGTCAAACAGGTTATTTAAAAGCAGGTGATTATATTCAATTAGGTTCTGGAGCATCTGCTAAGTTTCATAAAGTATTAGAAGATACAGATACAGATGGCTCTGGCAATGCGACATTAACAATATTCCCAGATCTAAGATCATCACCTGCAGATGATGCAACTGTAGTTGTGACAAATGCAAAGGGTGTATTTAGATTAAATGAAAATGTTGTTAATTGGAATGTTAATGAAGCATCTATTTATGGAATAACATTTGGTGCTATAGAAAGTTTATAAATGACTAGATCAATCACTTCAAATATGTTGACACAGTTATCAGCTAAAGAAGTTGAATTGTTTTTGGCAATAAAATTAAACTTTGATAGTGGAACAATAGCATTATGGACAGGTTATGGTGATATCACTTTTGGTTCACAATTATATACTGGTGCAGGTACATTATTAGGTTTTAGTGTAGTTGAAGAAACTGCTGAAATAGCTGCTAGAGGTGCGCAAGTTACTTTAGATGGAATAGAAACATCAATCGTTTCATTAGCTTTGACTGAAAGCTATCAAGGTAGACAAGCATTAATATATTTAGGTGCATTATCATCTGGTGCAGTTGTCGCTGATCCTACATTAATATTTGATGGTCGAATGGATGTTATGACTATTGAAGATAGTGGTGAAACTTGCACAATTTCATTGACATTAGAAAATAGATTAATTGATTTAGAAAGGGCAAGAGTTAGAAGATATACACCAGAAGATCAAAAGATTAATTTCCCAAATGATAAAGGGTTAGATTTTGTTTCAGATTTAACAGATAAAGTGGTGCAATGGGGTGGAAACTAGAGTTTCAAATTGGGAAAATCTTTTAGTTCAATATTTAGAAGATTGCAGAAATAAACCTTTTAAATGGGGAGAACATGATTGTGCTTTATTTACTGCTAAATGGGAAAAGATATTAACTAACAATTCAAGATTTTCTGAATTTTTCAATAAATATAAAACTGCATTAGGTTCTTTTAGGGCATTAAAGAAATATGGTAAAGGTGATCTTGTTAATACAGTAGATGCTAAACTAGAAAAAATTGACAAGAAAAAAATTACTAGAGGTGATATAGTGAGTGTCAATACAAATGAGGGTATTGCATTGGGTATTTATACAGGTGCTAAAATAGCAGTTGTTAGTTTAGATGGGTTAATTTTTTTATCGTTAGATGAAGCGATAGATTGTTGGAGAATATAATATGCCACCAGTAGTCGTAGGAGCAGTAGTTGGAGCAGCAGCATCAACAGCAGTTGCATATTTTACAACTACTATGGCAACTAGTGCTATATTGTCAACATTTGCTACAAAATTCGCTATTTCTTTAGCTAGTGGTATTGCATTAAGTGCATTATCTGGCAAGCCTAGTGGAAGTTTTGGCGCACAAAGTCAAGCAGTTATTAATCGAGATCAAATGATAAAGCAAGCGATAACTAATCGCAGGGTTATTTATGGAACTGCAAAAGTTTCCGGTCCACTTGTTTTTATGGAAACAACTGAAAATAATAAATATCTTCATATGGTTATAGCTTTAGCATCACATGAAGTTACAAAAATAAATGCTATTTATATTGATGATGAAATTATTGTATCAGAAGCATTCGCTGATTTAGATGTTTGGGATGCAAGTGGCAATGTCACAACTGGTAAGTATAAAGATAAAGTAAGAATTAAAACTCATAATGGTGCTTCAAATCAAACAGCAGATGCAGATTTAGTATCTGAAAGTAATGGTCTATGGACAAACGATCATAGATTGCAAGGAATAGCCTATATTTATGTTAGGCTAGAATTTGACCAAGATGTTTTCCCTAATGGTATTCCAAATATTTCAGCGATTGTAAATGGAAAAAAGGTTTTTGATCCTAGAGATAGCACAACACATTTTTCAACTAATCCTGCTTTATGTATTAGAGATTATTTATTAGATACTGATTATGGTTTAGGTGTTAGTGCATCAGAAATAAATGATACAAGTTTTTCTGCAGCAGCTAATGTTTGTGATGAACAAGTTAGTATTACAAATGCAGAAAGAGTTATAAGAGGAAGCAAAATATCGCAAACATATGTTCACGGCAAAGATTTTACTGTGGATGGTTTTGAGTATAATAATGCAGATGCAAGTGGCAATTTAATTTCAAATGTAATTGAACATAGATATACTATGAATGGCACATTTGACACAAATGAAACACCTAAATCTATAATTGAAAATATGCTTTCATCTTTAGGTGGTACATTCAATTATACTGTAGGTGAATTTTCATTAAAAGCAGCATCATATATTACACCATCAGATACATTAACACAGAATAATCTAAGGGCAGGTGTTAGTGTTAAATCAAAAGAAAGTCGCAGAGATCAATTTAACACAACTAAAGGTGTTTTTGTTTATCAAGGTGAGGATTTCCAACCTACTGATTATCCAACAATAACATCTTCAACATTTGTTTCTGAGGATAATAATGAAACAGTTTTTGCCAATATAGATTTTCCATTTACTGTTGTTCCAACTATGGCACAAAGATTAGCTAAAATTGCATTATATGCTAATAGAGAACAATTATCTTTGGTTTTCCCTTGTAATTTAAGCGCATTTAAATATCAAGTTGGTGACACTATAATGGTTGATTTAGATCGTTATGGATTTTCTTCTAAGGTTTTTGAAGTTGCGAAATGGTCTTTAGCATTAGATCAAGATAATAATGGGCAACCTGTTATGGGTGTTGATTTATTATTAAAGGAAACAAGTTCTGCTGTTTATGATTGGAATGCAGAAGAAACAACATTTAGCCTAAATAACACAACATTATTTGATGCTAAAACAGTTGCTGCACCGGGATTAACTGTTACAGATGAATTAAGAATTGTTAATGAGGAAGCTGTTTCTGTATTATTAGCAGAAGTGACTTCAAGTAATAATGCTGTTTCACAATTTGAGGTGCAAGCCAAAAAAGCAAGTGATACTAATTATGTTAGTATGGGTAAAGGTGGAACAGGTCGTTATGAATTATTAAATGTTGAAGATGGTGTTGTTTATGATGTTAGAGCAAGAGCATTAAATGCTTTAAATGTTAGATCACCTTTTACAAGTGATGCACATCAAGTTGTGGGTAAAACAGAACCACCTGCTGATGTTACAAACTTTCAAGTTAATGTTATTGGAACAGAAGCGCATTTATCTTGGACACCTGTATCTGATCTTGATTTATCACATTATATTATAAGGCATTCACCTTTAACTAGTGGTGCAATATTCACAAATGCAACCACTTTAGTAGATAAAGTATCAAGACCTGCAAACACAGTAACAGTTCCTGCATTAACTGGAACTTATTTTGTGAGATCAGTTGACAAACTAGGACTAGCTTCAGCAAATGCAACAAGTAATGTTACTTTAATTGATGATATTAAAGATTTAAATTTAGTTGCAACATCAACACAACATCCTAGTTTTACAGGAACTAAAACAGATGTTTATGATATTGGAAGCGCATTAGTTTTAGACACTGCATTATTTGATGATGTTACAGGTGATTTTGACGATGCTGTTGGTAAATTCGATGGTGGTGGTGGAACAGTTTCATCAGAGGGAACATATGATTTTGATACATATATAGATACAGGTGGTGTTTATACTAGCAGAATAACAGCAACTGTTTTATCAGAACGATTAGATTATGTTGATCTATTTGATGATGCTGCAGGTTTGTTTGATGATCGTGAGGGATTTTTTGATGGTGATAATGCAACATTTGGTGATGTTAATGTTGAATTACAAATAGCTAGAACTAGAGATGATCCAACAACTGGTTCACCAACATATACTGCATTTCAGAAGTTTAATGTGGGTGATTATATAGGTAGAGGATTTAAATTTAGAGCAGTTTTAAAGAGTGCTGATTTAACAGCTACACCAAAAGTCACACAATTATCTGTGACTGTAGATATGCCAGATAGAGTGTATTCTGAAAAAGATATAGCTAGTGGAACAGACACAAATGGTAAGGCAGTAACATTTACACCTGCATTCAAAGAGATATCTGGAATAGGCATAAGTGCAAGTAACTTAACAAGTGGCGATTATTATGTTATAACAAATAAAAGTGCTACAGGTTTCACAATAGAGTTCTTTAATAGTTCAGATGCGACAGTTGATAGAACTTTTGATTATGTCGTAAGAGGTTATGGAGAATTAGCAGCATGAGGATAAAATATGTCACAAAATGATTTTACAATCGCCAATCAAGGTTTCCCGGCATTTAGAGCAGATCTAAATTCAGCATTACAAGCATTAGCATCTAATAATTCTGGTGCAACAGAGCCATCAACAATGTTCGCTAATATGTGGTGGTACGATAGTGCCAACAATATCATGTACATCAGAAACGAAGATAATGATGCGTGGATAAAGTTTGCAGAATTAGACCAAGCTAATGATAAATTTGTTTTAAGTGGCACATTACAACTAGATGATGGAACAGTATCAGCA